TTGCCGCCGAAAAGACCCGCGCGGAACAGGCAGAGCAGGCGCTGGATATGCGCACCGCAGCCCTCGAATCCTGCGGCTTTGTTGTGGTAAACGGCAAAGTCTGCATGAAATATGTTAAATCCTGAAAGGAGCAAAACACATGGCTGAAACTATGGTAACCGATCCGGTCTATCTGGACGAGACCGCAAAAGCCAACGGCAGAAAGCTTGACCAGATGACCGCCGCCCTGCTGGGTATGTCCGCATCTCTGGGCGCTATCGCAAAGGCGCAGACCTCAACGCCCGTGGAGGAGATGGACTACAACGCCATCAAGTCGGTGGTGGCTGCCGGTAACGCACCGGCGGTTTTCCCGGTTGGCACGCAGCTGGTCAACACCTACACCGCAAAGGACGGCAAAGCCTACGACTGCCCGTGGGACGTGGTAAAGACGGACGATATCGCCGAGGGTGAGACCGGCACCACCGCACCCGCAATGGTGCTGCAGATGCACTACGCATCTCTGGAAGATATCCAGTTTTCCGCGTATCAGGCGTTTTTCGTTGTGCCCGAGGCCGGTCTGGTGGCTGGTACTTACAACGTCAAGATGGGTCTTGACTGGGGCACGAATGTCAAAAACGGCACCGTCTACCAGTTTACCCTGACCAAGAACGCCCCTGCAGGCGCACGTTTGACCGGCTTCTACAATGCACCGGATACCGCACCTACCAGCTGGAAGGTCTACGTCTACAAAGACCAGAACAAGAGCGAGCTGCTGGAAACCTGCAACGTCTCTGCTGGCAGCGCGGGCATGAATCTTGGCACTTTCCTTGCTAAACCCAACGGCAAGCTGTTTGGTCTGCACGCTGTTGGCTACGGCGACAACCAGTGGTGGAAGTCTGCGATCCGGCAGCGCCTCAACAGCGATGCGCCCGCTGGTGGGTGGTGGCAGCCGCAGGACGAGTGGGACATGAAGCCCGATCAGGCGGACACCGTGCCCGGCTTCCTCGCGGGCTTCTCGAACGACTTCAAGAACGCCCTGAACCGCGTAAAGGTTGTGACCTACGGCAACAAGGTAACGGGTGACGGCAGCGCTGTGGTGACCTATGACAAGATTTTCCTGCCCTCGCTGGAAGAACTGTATTTGCGGCCGGATGCGTCTGGTGAGGGTACCTACTGGCCGTACTGGAAGGAACGCACCGGCGCAAAGACCCCGCAGGCAAAGTTTCAGACTTACCCGCTGCGCATCACCCGCGACCTTGCACAGCGCACGGTAGCCCGCAATGTGCGGCTGCGCTCTGTGAATCGTGACTCCGGCCACTTTTCCTTCTTCGTGAACCACAGCGGCAACGTCACCGACAGGGGTTCGGTCAGCGAGCTTCGCTGCGCCCCGGCTTGCAAAATGACTACGTTAGGATAAGGAGGACACTATGAAAATTGTTCGCAACACTGGCGACATCAAGGCCGCCGCCGAAAACGAGAACCGGGACGCGGATTTGGCACAGATTGCGTCTATGGTGGATTTCCTGTGCGTTCTGAACGATGTGCCCATTGAGGATGAGGCCGCAGGCGAGGAGGGCATGAGCCATGAGTGATAAGCACAGCACGATCTACTACAAGGCGAAAGACGAGTACGAGGCAGGCCTCTGGTCTAAGGCCATGCTGCGCATCCTTGTGCAGCGCAAGCCCCAGCGCCTGACCGCAGAAGAATACGAAGAGATTACCGGCGAAAAGTATTAAGGAGCAGAGTATGAGACCTATTATGGACGTTTCCCGCTGGCAGGGGCGTATCGACTGGAACAAGGTCAAAGCAAGCGGGCTTGTCTCCGGTGTGATGCTGCGTGCACTGGGCAACAGCGACAAAGACGCGCCCAGCAAGCCCTACATTGACCCTACCTTTGAGCGCAATTACGCCGAGTGCAAGCGGCTTGGCATCCCGGTTGGCGTGTACTACTACTGCAAGGCGGTCAACATGGCAGAGGCGGACGCAGAGCTTGCCATGCTGCGCAAGGCGCTGACCGGCAAGACGGTGCAGCTGCCCGTGGCGGTGGACATTGAGGATACCTATGTGCAAGCACCGCTCGACAAGCAGACCCTGACAGACATTGCGGCGCACGCTCTGGCTGCTATCGAGCAGATGGGCTTTTACGCCATGCTGTACACCGGGCTGTACTTTGGCCGTGATAACCTGTACATGGGCGGCGCGGCGCTCAAGCCTTATGACGTATGGCTTGCGGCCCACCGCAGCCAGAAGCCCACACCGGAATGGAACTTCGGGCTGTGGCAGTACACCAGCAAGGGCAAGATTCCGGGCGTTGTGGACGCGATACCGGGCAAGATTTCCGGCGTGGACTTGTCTGTGCCCTACAAGAACTATGCTAAAATCAATGCAAAGAAGGGTCTGACCCGTCTCCGGGAGGGAGCATGACCGAAAAACAAGCTCTTATCTGGGTGCTGGGCATCCTTGGCAGCGTGTGCGCGGCAGCAATCACGCTGGACAAGGTGCTTGATATCATCCACAAATACATCAAAAAGGCACAAGCGCCGGACGCAGCACAGGACAAGCGTCTTGACGAGATAGAAAGGCGCATCGGTGCGCTGGAACAGGGACAGCTGCAGCATGGTGCTGCCCTGACCCGCGACCTTGGGAGATTTGGAGAAATCGACGAGGTGAACCGCCTGACGCTTGAAGCCGTCCGTGCCCTGCTGGAATCGCAGCTGACCGGAAACAACGTGGCAGCCATGCAAGCCAGCAAGGCGAAAATCGACAACTACTTAATGGAAGGAGTAACCAAGCATGGAAACACTGGTAACTAAGCTTTTGTCTGTTCTCCCCGCATGGGCGGCGCTGCTGCTGATGATGGGCGGGTTCGTTTTCTACGCCTTGGGCGGCATCCGTCTGGGCTACGGCGCAGCGGTCAAGACGCTGGTGCTTGACCTCATCGACCAAGCGGAGCGAGAAATTCAGGGCACGAAACGCGGAGCAGAGCGCAAGGCGTGGTGCGTCAAGATGCTGCGCACTTATCTCAATAACAGCCGGTGGGGCAAGCTGGTAAGCTGGGCAATCACGGAAGAGACCATGAGCAAGGTCATTCAGTTTTTCTTTGACCGCATGAAAGCGGCACTGCAAAAGCAGTAAGGAGGATATCATGGCAAGCACTACATACGAGCAGAAACGATTTTGTGAAATCAAGAGATGCGGCAAAATCGACCATCTCGGTAACGTCCCTGTAATGGTGCGCAACGCCGGACAGCTTCCGCAGCCCTTCTGGCTCGGTACTGCCTGTGGCGGCGGCTCGCGTAGTGCTGCCCGCTGCGCTGCAAGGACTTGACCGACAGCAGATGACAGCCGCCATCAAAAGCGCACCGCTTGGGAGGGTAGACCGTAAGATAGCCTTACTGCGGTACGTTGAGCGGCTCCCGCTGCCGGACATTGCAGCACAGACACATTACAGCCGGACGGCGGTAGGCTACCGGCTGAAAGGCATTGATAAAATGCTGGATGTGTGATATACCAATCTTGTCTAGGGATTAGTTTTGAGCTTTTGCTCTGACAATTCAAAAGCGGCAGGCTTTCGGGCTTGCCGCTTTTCTTTTTGCACGATTTGTGGTATAATAACATCAACAAATCCACCCGGCCTCTCGAAGAAGCACAAGAGGGTGGATATCTGAAATCCCCTGCTTTGCCGAAGCCCTGCGTTCCACGCGGGGTACTTTGTAGGCAAAGTGGGGGATTTTGTCTTATTCGCACTAGTTTTGTCGAAAGACTTGCCGTGAAAGCTGAAACGTGATATTTTAGGCTTGCTTCCATTGTGAAGCCCTTAACAGTTAAGCACTCATACGGATTTTTCCGTGTGGGTGCTTTTCTTTTTTGTCCTTCGTTTGACGTTCGTTGTCCTTCACTTTTTGCCGATGCGGTACACTGGGTGCAATAGGAGGGATGTATTATGAGCTATTATCCAACACCCGGAGCACCATACGTTCCGCAGCAGCCTGTCAATCCTTACGGCGGCATGGGAACGGTAGGACTCACCACTCCCCTGCCAAACGCACAAGTACAGCAGATGCAGCAGCAGCGTCCGCAGCCGATGAATGGGCAGCAGCCTGTTCAGCAGTCGGCACAAGATGGCGGTTGGCTGCTTGGCAGACCTGTTTCCAGCAGGGAAGAGTTTTTGGCAATACCGTCTGATCTGTACGGCAGACCGACCTACTGCCCGGACTTGCGCAGCGGCGTGATCTACTGCAAGCGGCTGAACCCGGACACCTGTGAATCCTATGTGCAGGAGTTTTATAGCCCGGAAGCATGGCGGCAGATACAGGCGCAACAGGCACAGCAGACCGCTGCACCGACACAGCAGTATGTGCCCATTGAAGAGTATAACGCCCTCGTTCACAGGCTTGATGAACTGGAAAAGTGGCAAAAGAGCTTTTCCAAGCCCGCTGCCACAGCAAAGAAAGGAGAATAACAATGTCCTCTCCGTTTGACATGATTACGCACAGCCCCATCATGCAGCTTGCGAACCTTGCCCGTGCCGGGCAGAACCCGATGGGGCTTATCCAGCAGTTGAGCGGGCAGAATGCTCCTATCATGCAGGGCTTGAACCTGATTCAGGGCAAAAACGAAACGCAGCTCAGGACAATGGCACAGAACCTCGCCAAAGAGCGGGGCATCGACCTGAATCAGCTTGCAAGCGTCCTGAACCTGACGCTGCCCCGATAACGCATCCCTCTAAGCGAAACGCTTCTCAGTTTTGCGGACTTGATAAAAACCGCTTTTATCTGGCTTCGCCCACCGCACACGGCGGCGGGATGGCATAACGCAAAACTGAAAGGAGTTTTGTTATGGACGATTTTGCAACTGGCTATCTGGCTGGGCAGGACGGCGGCAATAACAACGGCGGATTCTTCGGCAACGAAGGTCTGTGGGCGGTTATTATCCTCGCTATCATCTTCGGCTGGGGCACAAACGGCTACGGTCGGAACGGTGGTGACAACGGCATGAACAGCTACATCCCTTATCTGGTCGGCACTGGCGCAACCGGTCAGGGCGGTGCAGACACCCGCGCGGCTCTGTCTGAGGGCTTTTATCAGCAGGATACCTCCCGCTCTCTGGCGGGCATCCAGAGCGGTATCTGCTCTCTGGGCTATGACCAGCTGGCGCAGATCAATGGCCTCAACGCCAACATTGCAAACGGATTTGCTGGCGTGAACAGCGCCATCTGTCAGCTCGGCTACCAGAACGCACAGCTCGTGAACGGCCTGGAACGCAGCGTGTCCAACGGCGACAACGCCATCAGCCTTGCCATCATGCAGGAGGGCAACGCTCGGCAGGCTGGTCAGACCGCACTTGCCACGCAGCTGGCATCTTGCTGCTGCGAGAACAAACAGCTGATCGGCGACCTGAAGTACACCATCGCAACTGAGGACTGCGCTACCCGTCAGGCTATCGCAGACAACGCACGCGCCATTGTGGACAACTGCAACGCCAACTTCCGCAGCATGATGGACTACTTCACGCAGGACAAGATCGCCACTCTGACCGCTGAGAACCAGAGCCTGAAGTTCGCCGCTTCCCAGGATCGGCAGAATGCGCTTCTGACCACCGTGATGTCCCAGCAGACCGATACCATCCTGAACCGGGTCAATCCTCGTCCGATTCCCGCTTATCAGGTGGCAAACCCCAACGTGGGCGTGAACTGCTGCGGCTGCTGCTAACCAACACACTCCCCGATAACACCGGGTGAACCATCGGGGCAGGGGTAAGACACCTCTGCCCCTGATTTTTTAGGAGGAAACTACTATGGCTTGCAAAACAAGCTGCCGTCTGTGCCCGCACCTCGTCATCTCGGATGCGGTGACGTTCGCCAATGACACGCTGACCATCAACATCCCTGCTGGCGCATACCAGAACGGAGAGAAGTATTGTATCGTGGTTGCTCAGAGCTTGCCGGACACGACCACCATCAACGCCCCTGTGGTCATTACCATAGGTGCAGGCACGACCGCATACCCTCTGACCGACTGCAACTGCGCTCAGGCGACCGCCGAGAGCATCCACACCCGCACCCGCTACGCTACCCGTGTGGCAACGTCTGCGACCGGCACCGGCACGTTTAAGTATCTTGGCTGCTTCTGCCGCTCCCACGCTGGTGCGCCCGCGTCCATTTCTTGAGGAGGTATAGATTATGGGCAAGAACACTTTTCGCCGCATGATGATGTTCCGTGACCACGACAAAAACCGTGAGCCGGAGCGCGACCGCCTTGAGGAAGAGCGCAATCGCAGGGAGCGTGAGCTGGAACGCCGTCTGCGTAAGCTGGAAGATGGCAACGACCGCTATCCCTACTATCCGCAGGAGGAAAACCGCTACATCGACCCCTATCCTATCCCCCGCTACCCTGACGTAGAGTATGGGCGCAAGATGCCGCAGATTGGCTTCTCGCAGAACGGCGACTGGGACAAGCGGTCTGGCCAGTACGAACGTGGCGGTGCAGACAGCCGCTCCATCAAGATGCCACGCAAACACCTCACCCACGATGAAGCGGAGGAATGGTGCGACAGCATGGTAAATGCTGACGGCACGAAGGGCTGTCACTGGACGCTGGAACAGACACAGGACGTTGCCAAACAGCGCAATATCACCTGTGACCCGAACGATTTCTGGGCTGTCATGAACATGATGTACTCGGATTATTGTCAGGTCGCAAAGCGCCAGTCTGTTGACACTCCGGGCTTCTACGCTGACATGGCAAAGGCGTTCCTTGAGGACGCAGATGCCGCAGATGGCAAGGCATATCTCTACTGGGATTGCATTGCTGATAAGTAAAACAGAAGAGGGGGTGTGCCCAAAATTGGGCAGACCCCCTCTTTATTTACTATCAACGCTGAAAATTCAGTTATGACCAGAGCCAAATTTTGGGCTTTGATAATTGATGGCTGAAAATCCAGCCGCCAATTCAGCCTAAGTCAATCTGGTCTTTTGATGCCGCAACGGACAGATTGTAGATGTACTCCCCTGCCGTGAATCCGCGCTTTCTTGCTTCTCTCGTGACAAACGTCCGCTCGCTGTCGCTCATAAGGATTGTGATTCGCTTGCTACGTTTGCCATCGCCCTTCTGCCCCTGATGGGAAGTGTAAGGCTGAATCTCCATCGTGCGCTTTGCATCGCTGACGGACAGGTTGGTAAGCGCAATCATAATCTGCTGGTTCTGCTGAACGATGGCTTGCAGGACTTCCGTGTTCTTCATCAGCACTTGCAAGACTGGATCGTTCTGCGTGTCGGGCTTGTTCTCCTGTGGGGCAAGACTGTAATAGCCATCCTTTCGGAGAGACGGAAGAACGTCATCGAAAACCCAACTCTCGAACTTCTCTGCGCCGGGCAACTTGCTGTGTGTGATAAGACGGTAAACGTCACCTTCTGGGATGAAAGCGATTGCTTGGACTCCTCCCTGTGTAGGGGCGCCGCGTTTCACGACACCCCTGCAATGGCGGGAAATTGCATCTCTCGGATTGCTATATCCCAACGCCTTTGCCACGTCAGAAGCACAGAAAAGAATCTTACCATCTTCTTTAATTGTGCGAAGCTGACCAAAGGCCTTGCTCTTAAAAACGTGGAGTGCATTACATCTCTTGTTATCCATCATATCCTCCATATTTAACTGTTTGGCATCTTCCATGCCTGCCTCATACGCCTTGTAAGTGATTCGAGATAACGCTTCTGCAATCTCATAATCATCCTTATTGAGCGGACGACCGTTGCCGTTTTGCTTGAAATTTTCGAGAATTTCTTCTTTCGTTGCTGGAATGTTCATTGGCTTTACCACAAAAATCTTGCTTGTAATGCAACTATGAAGATGATATAATGGATTTATCACCCATAATCGCATGGAGTGTAATCCCTTAAACTGCCGGTGACCGCCAAGTTACGAACAGTTTAGGGGATTTTTTTATTTTTGATGTTCAAGCCATTGCTGGACAGCTTCACGAACGGCTTCTCCCTTAGAAATGCCGTTTTTTTCGCAATAATCCGAAAGCTGTTTGTCAGTATTCACATCCAAACGGACGCTTGTTCGAACACTGTTCGGGTTTTCCAGCTTTGGTCTTCCCATTTTTGCACTCATGCGTTCACCTCCACTTTTGAGCGCACATTAAGTATACTATTTGTGTGCTTAAAAGTCAATACCTAATACCGGAAGATACAGTTTGCAGGTATATCGTGTTTCACGACATACCTCAATCCTCCAAGAAATCTTCCAGTTCAATCTTACCCTCTGCCGCCGCAGCAGCCAAAGCGTACACGAACTGTCCAATCGTCATTCCATGCCGTCTTGCTTCACGGTTGATATACTTTCGCTCTTCCTCGCTCATAAGGATGGTAATGCGCTTGGAGCGCTTGCCGTCACCGCTTGCAATGCCCTGATGGGATTCCGGCATCGGGATTTTTTTCTTTGTCAAGCCAGCTTCAGCAAGTGCGCCGGGAATATTGCCCTGTTCAATCAGCCGTTTCGTTTCCTTTGCCTGTTTCAGCTTCTTCGGCTTACTTTCGCCTAACACGGCATCACTCGGCTGACTTTCGCTGTCTTTGGCTTGCTTCGGCTTAATATTGCTTAATTCAGCTTCACTTGGCTGTACATGGCTGTCTGTGGCTTCACTAGGCTTAATCGGTGCTTGTTCGGCATTATTCGGCTTTGTTTGGCTTACTTCTTCTTCCTTTGGCTCACTTCGGCTTAATGTCTGTTCCGAAAAAACAGGCTGGAAGTCAAACCCGCCCAACAAGCCGGATGTTTTTTTGCTGGTTGACTTCATTCTTCTACAGCCTCCATTCGCGCTCCACAATTAGGGCAGAAATTGATTGCCCACATAAAATTTTTCCTAAACTTCGCCATGCAGTTTGAGCAACCAATACCGGCCACTTTTACCTGTACGCCGCCATTGTCTAAGTCCACATAGCTGTAATTTGCTTGTTCCCAATGTGCAATTGGTCGCACAGCATTCTCAGTTTTCTTTTTTGTCATTTTTATTTTCCCTCTACAATCATCTTTGCCAACGCCTTGAAGTCCTCTGCGCTTGTACTCTTTGCCGTGTCGCCGCTAAACAGGCTGTGCCGCTCTGCCTGTGCCTTACGAACGCCCATAGACGGTCTAATCTTCACGTCCAACAGCCTTGTTCCCATGCTCTGTGCAATCACAGGAAGCTGCTCCACAACCTCTTTGGACAGGTTCTCACGGCTCTTGTACTGGTTCAGAAGCAGACCTTCAATCTTCAAGGTCGGGTTGAAGTATCTGCGAACATCGCCGATTGTCTGCGAAAGTTGGCTCAAACCAGCCAGTGCGTATCGATCTGCCGTGATGGGCACGATGATGCTGTTGGCGGCGATCAGTGCGTTCACAAGCGCAAGACCGAGCTGCGGGGGCGTATCGAGAACAATGTAATCGTACCGTTCAGATACGCTTTCAAGCGCTTCACGCAGCCGGAAGTTCTTACCAATGTCCCGGACAAGCTGCTCGTCAATGTCCTTCAATGCGTTGTCTGACGGCAGAATGTCACCGGCTTCGCAGTGCTGGATTCCTTCTTCTACCGTACCCTGCCGGGTCATTACATCGAACAGGGTACATACGTCCTCTGTCTGTGCACCGTAAGTGTCCGTTGCGTTGCACTGGGCATCGCAGTCCACCAGCAGCACTTTCTTTCCGAGCAACTGCAACGCACCAGCCAGACAAGTGCTTGTGGTGGTCTTTCCTGTGCCGCCCTTCTGGTTGGCGACAGCTATAATTTTTGCCATTTTATCACTCTTTCTTTATTTGCCGTTAAGTGCTTCAATGGAATAAAACGCTGGCATATACTTGTCTACGATACCCGCTTTGTCTACGCTTCTAATCAGATAGCCAACAGGTCTGTCGGGAAACGGCGTTCTGTTCAAAGACAAGATGTCCTTATATGCAGCCTTTACCGTGTCGTAAACCGCTTCTCTGCGTCTTGGTAGCTTGATTTCATGATGCTCTTTCTTCATCCACTTCTCAACCACTTTTGCCACGTCAATGCAGTCTTGCTTTTCCAGTTCGTTACACATAGACCAATCAAAATCCTCGTATCCGCTTCTGCGGGGCTTTCTCACGGCTTTTTGAGGTTCGGCCGGTACTTCGCTTGCCTGTGCTTCAATCAACGCCTCAGACGCTTTAATTTTGGGCTTGAACTTGACTGCCACAGCCTTTCGTGCCACAAGAACCGGTTCGTAGGTCACCACAATGTCAGACACAGCATTGATCTCATCTACTGCAACGTCAAGCACTCTTTTTCGAAGGTTCTTGTAAACATCGTAGCTCGCTTCCATCGCACCGAGCTGTTCTCTCAGTTTTTTCAGACTGATTTCATGCGGTTTGCTGTCCATGTTCAGCCAGTCCCGAAGAATCGAATAAAGCAGGATGCTGTACTGTGATTTCATCCGTGACGTGTAACGCAGCCGATACCGAACGTACCCGCTTTCGGCAATATCAAAAAAGATGGGACGAAGGTCAGGGTTGCAAGTGATTGCCACAACATAAGACCTTGTTTCCGGCACATAGTCCAGTTTTGCCCTTGTGAAAAGGACAAAGCTCTCAAACGTTCCCTTCTCTTTGTCAATGGGAATCGACACCGTATTGCCTAAAAAGTGCTTAATCTGCGGCTCAATCCTTCGTGCATCAAGGCTTTTTAACCCCAGCAGGTCTCTGTACTCTGCCAAAGTGAACTCAACACGGCTGCTGTTTGGGTCTCTCGGATTTATTCTTGACAAGTAAACCTCTAGCAACCGAAGTTCGCCTGCCGTATAGTCCCTGAACTTCGCCCAAACAAGGGATTTACTTTTCTCGACAAGGTTATTGTCTGATATTTTTGGCATCTGCTCACTTCCTTTAATGGTCTGAAAACAGTATATCACAAGTATGGGGACGTGTCAACAATTTTCGTCCCCCATGACTTGTCTTTTTGTCCCCCATGTCCTCGTCATTTTGTCCCCCGTGACTTGTCAAAACGTCCCCCATGCTTTGTCATTTCGTCCCCCATCTACCTATTATATATTAAACAAGAAATAAACAAGAGGTTAAATATCATCGTTAAATAGGCGATGACGATAATTTTCAACAATTTCTTTGTTTTTCCATTCCAGCTTGTGGATAACTCAACCTTCCATTTGCTGAATAAAGTCTTTCCGTCAATGATTAGTCTTATCTAACATGTACAAAAAGTGGATGAAAAACTTTTGAGCCGATGTTATGGGGGACGGATTGACGAGCCGATTAAATGCTAGCTGCATATTATCGCTACTACGTTATTTATTCCGCGCGAATGTTGTCGATTTCCGGTCTATGGGGGACGGAATGACAAGGCGAATTTGCCCGATAGGTGTACAAAAAGTGGATGAACGTGGACAAAATGTTCTTCAAAAACTGCGATAATTCGACAATCAGCGCAAAATGTTTTCTTCGTTGATGGTATACGAATCGTTTCGATTCATGGCCGCAGCTTCCCCACAGTCCTGTGCCTGATATAAAATCTGCATATTGGGTTGTGTTCCGTCTGGGTCTGGGTCAGTTTTGGTTGCCTGCGCCATTTCATAATGACCTGTGACGGTGCGGCAGACGGACACACGATCACGCAAAGTCGTGTGAAGGTTTGCTACCATTTCGCACAGAACGGCAAGGTAATCTGAGCCGTGATTGCCATAGATCAGATAGCACAGCAGGTCGATTTCTTGCGAATGGGCTTCTTTGATATGCTCTATCAGCGTATCTCTCTTTCTCTCGGTACTGGCATCGCCAGCCAGACTTTCCAATAATCCGGGATGCAAACAAGTGTCTATGTACGGCTTGACCGCAACACCGCAGCACACGAACCACTTTATGATAGTAGAAGCATCTGGAGTCATTGTCCCTTGCTCATAACGAAAAATGGATGTCCGGCCTACACCCATTTTGTCCGCAAGCTTCTGTTGGCTAAGTCCGGATTCTGCTCTTGCCATCTCTAACGCTTTTGCCACTCGTATCCTATAATCATCCATAAATACCCCTCTTTCGACAAAATGATACAAATGTAAAGGAATTTAACTGATATATTGTTCAAAATGTGAAACAATAATTGAAAAAAGTCGCTATTTCATTGAAACAGCGAGATGTGATATAACTGTATTGTCAAAAAATTCCAAAGAGGAGTGGAACAAAAATGAAAGAAACTGTAATCTGGAACCATGAACGTATGCCGATCATCGACGGAATGCCTGCCAGTGTTCCCGATGGGAAGCCGCACACACCTGAACCGTGGGAGGAAAGCTAATGAACCGAACCGTAGATGCTCTGATTGTCCCATACGCTCGCAGACGGACGCTGGAGCTTGTCCTGAGCCTTTCTGGGTACGAGGCTGATAAAGATGCTTACCTCGAAGCAAAAGGCGTTCTGGAACGCGCCATAGCCGCCTTAGACGATGGGCGCGACCCGGCAGACAACATCGAACGCATTGACGGACAGCTCGTAGAGCTGTGATTGGAGGAAAGATGGATAGGCGTTGCCCCTTTTGACTTGAACACTCGTGGCTTCCCTGATGTGAAGTAATGGATGTGAAGAAAACGTTCGATTTTTACAAAGTTGTTCAAAAGACATTGACTTAACAACTAGAAGATGTATAATCGTATCAAATGAACATCTGCATTTACCGATCGGGAGGATATGCCACAATGAGTGAACAGGAAAGAGCCAAGATTGACCGATTTATTGCATGGCTGCTGGAACACCCTGAGAAGATTCCGGCGGCAAAAGAAGCAATAACCAATGCATGACAAAACCCCTTGCGCATAAGGCTACCGAAAGCCCGGCGCAAGGGGTTTTATTTGTACCGGGTCAATCCTTACAGACTTTCATCAGTTTTAAGAACCGGCTAGAATCGGAATTTACAGTTTCGCTTCCGTGATGCCCATCTTCATACGTCACATAAAATGTGACGCTGGTTTTAGATTTTGCGGATGCTGCACCGTAAACAGCACCGGGCAATCCAGCAATTGAACTGCCAATGGCAGTACGGATGGCAGCACTCCCTGCCTTTTTGCTAGTGTTGGAAACAATAATTTTTGCTTTTACAGGGTTATGCGCAGCCCTGATTTCTTCTCTTTCCTGCGCCGCTTCCATTTCTGCTTGAACTTTTTGTGCTTCTTTTTTGGCTTTTCTTTCTGCTTTTGTGCCAAAGCAGGCCTGCCACTTGTAACAGCAAAGAACAATTCCAGCAATACCAACAATAGCACTGGGTGTCCCATGCAGGCTGCAAGAAAAAACAAGCAGTCCAATGCCGCCAAAGAAAACTGCCTTATCTAAGCCCGTTCCTTTCATTGGCATCCCCTTCACATCGTTTTAATAAGCTTCATCAAAGCTTCACGCTTTTCTTTCGGCATCTCTACTAGCTTCTGCTCAATCCATTTAATATCCGCGTCAACTTCAATTTGCGGCTGCTGGGGCGGGTTTTCTTTTTGGTTGCCAGTCAGTTCTTCAACTGTAACGCCTAGCGCGTTGGCTACTGGCGAAAGCATTTCATCTGGAAAATCCCTGTCGGTAGTAAGCATTTGAGAGATATAACCTCTGCTTTTTCCGATTTCTCTGCACACAAAGGATATATTGACACCCTTGTCGGCAGCGATTCTTTTGGCTCGCTCCACATTGCGCATAGAAAAAGACCTCTCTTTTTGTGCAAATAGCCAAATGTTCACAAAATTGAAAATTGACTATTGAAAAATAGCCGCTTGGCTAGTATAATATGAAGCATAGGGCAAACAAAAACTAAGACCCCTGACAAATCTATCGGGAAGTCGCTAGAAAATGTTCACTTTGTACTTCGCAACTACATAGTAGCATATTTTCTAGTAAAATGCAAGCCCAGAAAGGAGAATGGCTAGTGAATCTTTCTAAAATCGACGAGTTTCGCAAGTTACATGGTCTGTCTCGTACTGACTTGGAAGTAGCCGCTGGTTTAAGCAACGGCGCACTGGGCAAGTGGGAACGCTCCGCAAATGGGCCGAGCATTCGACAGCTTGTGAAAGTTGCTGATTACTTCCGTGTGTCGGTAGACGCTTTACTTGTGAGGGACAAGCAGTAAGTCATAAGAAAGGATTAAAAATGAACGACATTATTTTATCCATGCAAAATGGCGAGCCTGTGGTTTCCAGCCGTCAGATTGCAGATAGCTTCGAGAAGCGTCATGACCATGTGATGCGTGACATCGAAGACATTATGAGGGGTCTCCCCAAAAATGGGGACACCCCCATGTTCTACAAGACCGAGTACGTCCATGAGCAGAACGGCCAGAGCTACCCCATGTATCTGATGAACCGTGACGGCTTCACCCTGCTGGCTATGGGTTTCACCGGAAAGGCTGCTCTCGAATGGAAACTGAAGTACATTGCAGCGTTCAACGAAATGGAAAAGAAGCTGGCTGAAAAACCGCAGCTTACCCGCTCGCAGCTCCTTGCAACTGCACTGATCGCAGCGCATGAGGAGCTGGAAGAGAAGGACAAGCAGATTGCAGAACTTACGCCGAAGGGCGTTTTTGCTGACGCGGTGAGCGCTAGCAAAAAGAGCATTTTGGTTGGCGAAATGGCAAAGTTGCTGTCTCAGAACGGCATTAACATCGGTCAGAACCGCTTGTTTGACTGGCTACGCCGGAATGGCTATCTCATCAAAGACCCGAAACGTAGCGATTACAACTTGCCGACGCAGCGGAGTATGGAGATGGGGCTGTTTGAAATCAAAGAAACCACGATTCAGCACAGCGACCACATTTCTATCAACCGCACTCCAAAGATTTCCGGTCGTGGCCAAGTCTACTTCGTAAACCTCTTCTTGAAAGCAAAGAAAACCCAGAAAGCGGAGGACTGAACATGGAACAGATCATCACCTTAAAGGTAGACCTTGAGCACCCTGATGAAGCCAAGTTTGCCATTGGCGCTGCGGTTGAGGCCTACGAGGAAAGCAAAAAGTGCTGGGATGCCTTTGAAATCAACAAAGCCAAAAGCAAAGCACGAGCCATTATGTACAACCTGTGCAGTGAAGGTTACAGTATGATATGGACGGTCACGGATGGCGCTGTCGGACTGACGATCTGGAAAAGCTTTAAGGAGCCTTGTGTCGGCCAGTGCTATATGCCCAAAGAAAGCCTGTACGACATCTGGGTTGAAAAGCTGGTTGCGCTGTGCGTTGCAACAGGTCAGAAAGTCCCGAAGTTCATCACAGATAAGGCTGGTGAGTGTTGGTGATGGAATTTCGTAAAGCTCAAAGCAGCAAGCGCAGACTGAAGCTTGCAATGGCTGCTGGCGTGTCCAGAAACGATGCCAACAAGGTGCTGTGGATGGAGAAATCTATCAACCAGTGCTTTGAACGACACAATCGAGAAGCAAGACTAAAAGAGGAGACGCAGCATGGAAGAAAAGTACTGTGAGCGCTGCGGTCTGTATCTTGGCATGGTCAGGCCGACAAGACGGTATTGCAAAGAATGTGCGATATTGGTTCAAAAAGAAAACCAGACCGAACGTCGCGCTCCGTATGGCGTTGTTCCGTGCGAATGGTGCAAAAAGCCGATGCGCAAATTATACAAGTATCAAAAATACCATAAGAAATGCGCAAACGCCGTAAGGCGAAAAAAGACAGCAGACTGGTGGAGAGAACACCCAGACTACATCAGAGCTTCTTCCGATGAATCTAGGCAGGAAGGAAATACAACGAAAGAAAAGCCGAAGTACAGCATTAAACAAATAAATGACAAGGCAAAAGAACTTGGAATGAGTTATGGGCATTACAGCGACTTGCTTTCACAAGGAAAGGTAGACCCTCCCGATGAACGGTAAGTACTACGGAAAGCGAGAAATCCGCTGGCACAGCCGAGAGAAAGACCGGCTGGGACACATACATAATAGAAAGGACAAAGATGAAAACACTGGTAGAAATCGTCCTGATTTGGGGAATCGTCTTAGCACTGGTTCTAGCAGAGTTCCTGCTGAACTTCTGGTTGATTCACCGAATTGACCTTTTGGTTGGCGTAGATGCAACGCGGGCAATCATCGCGGTTGGCGCTCTGATGGCAACCATCTGGATTTTCGGGCATTCAGTGAAAAGCTAAGGAGAGAATAGATGGCACTGAAAGCAGCGCTTAAAAAGCGAAACATGAGCGCTCTTGAGCTTATTCACAGGAGCGGGTTGTCCGAGCAAACAGTTTACAATATCACCAGTCCGAACAAAGAACCGTACAAGACTGGTGTTAAAACTGAAACACTTGCAAAGATAGCGCAGGTTCTGAACGCAACAATCGTGATAAACGAAAGCAAACCGTTTATGTTTGACATCATTTTGAACTAAGGAGAACCAATGAAAACTTTGAAAGGTATGGTGCTTTCCATGCTCGGTCTGGTCGCGGCTATCGCAGCAGTCGGTTGTGGCGATGCAATTCAAGGATGCCAGACCACAGCGCAGATGCTTGGCTGGGTGTTCGTATCCTGTGGGCTTCTCGCAACGGCTATCTTGCTGTATGCGTTGGCAGTTAGCGGGGAGATGGACGAACGCAGCGAGCAAGAATGCCGAAAAATCAAGCGTGTTGCCCACCACACCAGCGAGTGGAGGGATACACAATGAAATGCCCGATGTGCGGTAGCGACAACATTACAACGGTTGACAGTCGGTCTGACCACGATAGCATCGTTCGCAGGAAAAAGTGCCTTGTCTGTAACCACCGGTGGTCTACCATCGAAATTGACAAAGACCAGTGGTACAGTGCGTTGCAAATCAAAGAAGAACGTAAGAGAGGGAGACCAAAAGATGATTAACCTTGACAGATTCGGAGGAATAAACGAGCCGGAGGACGGCGTGTATTTCCTGACCCGTGAGCAGGAAGCAGAAGCAAAAGAAGCTGACCGGCTGGCTGAGATTAAGGACTTGCAGTCTGAAATTGACGACAGGGAAGCGGAGCTGAAAGACCTCCGTGCGCAGTTGGCACAACTGATGGCTGGCTGATTTTGTACAGCCATATTAAGCCAAAGTAAGAACAATAAAGCCTAATGAAGCCGAAGAAAGGAAAGAAAATGGGCAAATACAAGAAAGAAATCAAGCACTGCGAAAAGTGCAATAAGCCGTTTTCAGTGTTTCCGAACAGCACCGAAACTCTTTGCGCAAACTGCAAAAGGAACAACTTAGAAGAAACGCTCCGCAGGAACGGTCACGCACCGCAGCATACGCTTGTTAGGAGTCCTTATGACGAAATCAAAGAAGCGTTTGCTGTCGAAGATGCCGCAAGAAGAGCTTCCTGGGACTGGGACACGAGCATAGAGAAAACGTGCCGTGACTGCGGCAAAATGTTCGAGATTACTCGTGCAGAACGCATTTTCTTCGAATCGCATAACATGGCATTGCCTAAGCGTTGCCCGGCTTGCCGTAAAGCGAGAAAAGAAGCGAGGAAGGAGAACAATTGATGGACAACAGCAAAATCCATGAAGCTCTGATGGCTGTTCAGTCAGAGTTGAAAGCCCCCAAGGGGCAGATGAACAAATTCGGTGGATACAAGTACCGCTCGTGCGAGGACATTCTCGAAGCGGTCAAGCCCATCTTGAAAGCGCATAGCCTTGTGCTGCGGCTTTCCGACAAGCCTGTTATCGTTGATAGCTGGCATTATATCGAAGCCACTGCAACGGTTGAATCGCAGGATGGTGCCACCTATACGGTGACTGCATACGCTCGTGAGCCTGAGTTCAAGAAGGGCATGGACGATTCGCAGATTACCGGCACTGCAAGTAGCTACGCTAGAAAGTACGCTCTGAACGGTTTGTTCTGCATTGACGATACGAAGGACGCTGACACGGACGAGTACCAGAAGCGGACCACAAGCAGGGCAAACAAGCCTGCGAAGAAGCAAACGGAAGCGGAAACCATCCCCCCATGCGCTTGCTGCGGAAAGCAGTTGCAGCCTATTCAGTACAACAACCGCACCGTCACTCCGCTGGAAACTGCAAGAAACACAAAGAAACGCTTTGGACGCGTCCTGTGTTGGGAATGCGCTCAGAAACAGCCAAAGGAGGGCTAAACAATGCTCAACTCTATCGCAATTCAGGGTCGTCTGGTTCACACGCCAGAAGCTAAGGTTACGAAGTCCGGCAAGGATGTTTGCACGTTCAGCATTGCTTGTGACCGTCAGAGTGGCGGTCAGAAGGAAACCGACTTCTTCAACTGCACTGCATTTGGTAATACGGCGCTGTTCGTTTCCAAGTGGTTCCAGAAGGGCAGCCTGATTCTGGTGACTGGTAGCATCCAGACCCGGAAGTATATCGACAAGCAGGGGAACAACCGTACCGCAACGGAAATCATAGCGAACAAGGTTGACTTCTGCGGTGGCAAGTCTGACAGCAAGCCAGCTGATCGGGCGCAGGATGCACCGCAGAACTACTCTCAGGGCAACACGGACGACTTCTCTGTGATTGACGACAGTTCTGATCTCCCTTTTAACTAACGGTTACGCTACCGGGACAAAAGGCGAACCGCCTACCTTATATAAGAGCTGCGCTATCTGGCTAAACGGGCGTTTGGAAAGATGAAACACTTGGGCGACATCACAAAGATTCACGGCGACAAGATAGAGCCGGTGGATTGCATCACGTTCGGCAGTCCTTGTCAGGGCTTGTCTATGGCGGGAAAAAGGCTTGGATTTGACGACGACCGTTCCGTGCTGTTTTTGGATGCCGCAAGAATCATTAAGGAAATGAGGACAGCCACCAATGGAATGTATCCAACTTTCGTTGTTTGGGAAAACGTACCCGGAGCATTCAGTTCCAATGGCGGAGAAGATTTCAGAGCCGTGTTGGAAGAGCTTGCCCGCGTGGAACAGCCAGACGCTTCAATTCCTCGACCTCCGAGGGGGGGCAGATGGAGCAAAGCCGGAGCAATCGCCGGAAACGGATGGTCTTTGGCATGGCGACAGCTTGACGCTCAATATTGGGGAGTTCCCCAACGCCGAAAGAGAATCGCTCTTGTCGTGGATTTTGGAGGACAACGTGCCGAAGAAATACTATTTGAGCGCACGAGCCTGTCAGGGAATCCTTGTGAGAGCATCCCGGCGTGGAAAACCTTTGCCCGAACTCCTGAAGCAAGCGTTGCTGGATATGATCGAATGGTGGAATCCGGGAACTCTATCACAGGTGATGCAGAAAGTGAAGGAACAGGAAGGTCTGGAGGAAAAGGAACTGGACGAGTATTGGAATCAGACCATCGAGAGACTTCGACTCGATGCACAGAACCCGCAGCCTACACTCTAAAAATCCGTTCTGGATGTGAGGGCGGCGGTAAAGGCGCTCTAGTTCAAACTGAATTGAGCGCAACGATTTCTACGTTGCAAGACCAGACGTTGTTTCAGCCTGTTGTTTATGATGCTCGTGGAAACGGCGATGGAAAAATCGTACCGACCATTACAGGCGACCACGAAAACAGAATCACAGATTACACGGCCATTGCAATCGAACGCAAGACCTTCAACGAACAGTCGTTCAGCCACTACAAGGAAAGCGACAAATGCTCAACCTTGAAAGCGAAAGCAGGGAACATCGGCAATGGCAGCGAGTGCCTGATTGCAGAGAAAGCCATCCGCTGGATTGTTCGCCGCTTGACCCCTGTTGAATGTGAACGACTACAAGGCTACCCGGACGGATACACCGACATTGGTGACTGGACGGATAGCAAAGGAAAGAAGCACAAATACGCTGACAGCCCACGGTACAAGGCTCTAGGCAACTCAATCGCTTTGCCGCAGTGGTTTTGGTTGGTGCAGAAGATGCGCCCTTACCTAAAAGAAAAGCCTACACTGGGTAGCCTATTCGATGGTCTGGGTGGTTTCCCTCTGGTCTGGCAAAGAGCATACGGAGATGGAACCGCACGGTGGGCAAGCGAAGTCGATAACTTTTGCATTGCGATTACGAGAAAGAGGTTTCCTGATGTGGAAGAAAGTTGATGGCTTTCCAAATTATGAAGTAAGCGATATCGGAGAAATCAAAAACACTAAGACAGGGAAAGTTTTGGCTCCTAAAAAATCTAAAGATGGATATTTAAGAGTGACATTGTCCGATAACGGATTTCAGAAAACAACTGGGATTCATAGGCTTGTTGCGATTGCGTTTATCCAAAATCCAGAAAACAAGGCTACCGTAAATCATAAAAATGAAATAAAAAATGATAATAGAGCCGAAAACTTAGAGTGGGCAACAAATGCAGAACAGAATGCTTACGGGACAAGAACGATAAGAGCAATGGCTCACACAGACTGGAAGAAACGAACGTCAAAAATGAACTACAAAGAAATCTCTAAAAAACATGACTATTCAAGTTCAAGAATGTGTGGCAGAAAAGCAGTTGATGTTTATAAGAATGGCATATTTATAAAAAGATGCAAATCGCAGAAAGATGCGTCGAAAGAAACTGGCGTAAGCGTATCGCAAATTAGTTGTTGTGCAAAAGGGCAGAAGAAAAGCTGTAAGGGATACGAATTTCAGAGGATTGAAGAGTTCCCGATGGCTGTAACAAAAAGGAGATTTGGCGAAGAATGATTACCTGTTGTCTCAATTGCACATCACGCCACCAAGCCTGCCACGACACTTGCGAGAAGTACAAGGCAGAGAAGAAAGACTTCGAGGAGCGCAAAGCGTTCGTGTATGAGCTGAACCACAGCCAGAGCGTGTACCACCGTGATTATGAGGACAAACACCGGGAAAAAGGCAAGAAACGGTTTCTCGGAAGTGAATTTAGAGGTGAACGAGGATGAGAAAAAGAAAGTATAAGCCGGGCGGTTACATCATTTCACTTGATGAATTGATGAAGCAGGAGTTTGTTTACTGCGCCGGAAAACTTGTTCACAAAGGCTGGTTTGGTAGCTGGCAACTGCGATATGCAAATAGCGAACTTGCTCGGCTGCGTATCAGAGAAGCCAAAAAAATCGAGGACAACAAATGAACACCGGCAAGCAGTTTGAAGCAGACTTCAAGGCATCCGTCCCGTCCGATGCGTGGTGCTACCGCTTGAAAGACAGTGCTGCCACCTACTACGGCGGCAACGAGAACCTGTCCTTTTCCATCGACAACATCTGCGACTTCCTTGTGTACCGATACCCGATGAACCACCTGTTTGAACTGAAAACCATCGAAACGCCCTCTATCCCTCTGGAAAAAGTGTTCGGCAAGTACGACAAGGCAAAGTGCAAATACCGAAAGGAAAAACACATCACTGATATGGTAGAAGCAATGGGGTACAGCGGTCAGACCGCCCATTTGATAGTCAATTACCGGGCGGTCAACCGCACTTTTGCAATCCCTGCCAGCAAGGTTTTGGCGTTCCGTTACAACGAGAGCCGTAAAAGCATCCCTTGGCAGTGGGCAGAGCAAGAGGGGATAGAGGTCAAAGCAAAAAGGCTGCGTGTCCATTGGCGGTATGACGTGGATGGGTTGTTAAAGAGATTGGAGAAAGAAAATGCAACTGTCTGAAAAACAAGAATTGGTAAGGCTTCTGGGGCTGTACCAAAGCGAACTTCTTATGGAGAACGAAGAAAACCTTAGAAAGAAAATGAGAAACAATGAAAGCCCGAAGAAGGTTGTCACAGATTATTCATACGGTGTAAAAGCTCAGTATGAACACGCAAGAATTATCATCAAGAAACTTTCTGTTGAAATCGGAAAAGAACTCAAGGCTAGTTGGGAGTTGTGGTGAAAATGACAATGGTTTGCGATAGATGTGGTGAAACATTTGAATATCCAGAGTTCTCAATAAGTGAGTGGACACAAAAAGTAGAAAACAATTCTATTTGCAGGTGCATTACAAAGAAAAATAGGAAAATTTTTATCTATTCAGATGACCCGTTTTTTCTTTGCCCCTCTTGCATGGCAAAGCTGAACGACTGGCTGAAAGGAGAAAAAAGTGAGTAAGAAAGTTTCAGACATTCTGCCTAAGACGGAAATCTTGGCGCAGTTGGCAGAAGAAGCATCCGAGTTGGCACAGGCTGCGTTGAAGCTACGCCGTGCGCTGGATGGAACGAACCCGACACCGAAGAGCGTTTAGGAATGTTTAAAAAATATACAAGAAGAAATGGCGGATGTTTTTGTCTGCCTAACCATGTTTGGCAAGTCCGCCGAAAGAGACGGAATCTTGATTTATAACAGGTACATGGAAAAGGTTATCAAAATCGAAGATGAAAAGGAAGCCCGCTGGCTCTCTCGCCTTGAAGAAAAGGAGAATAAAAATGGCTGAATATCATGTTGGGTGTGGGATGTTTGGCATTTACGCAGGAACTGTAAAAGCAAATGGAAAAGAGTGGAAAGATAAAACTTGTGTTACGGATGAAGCAGTAGAAGCAGTTCGAGACTGGCTTGTTTCTAAGGCAGAAGAAGAAAAACAAGGCTTTTATGGTTACGCTTGGGATACCAAAGACGGAAAGACTGTGATCTTGAAAGCGACCATTAAAAACAAGGAGCAGTCAGATGAATAAATTCGGGAACTGCCCTCTGTGCGGTAAACAGGTCAAGCCAACCAAATGGTTGGGCAGTTCAAAAACGAGGACATGACACCTGACGAGTTTGCGGATTACATTACCGCAAAGTCAGAACAGGTCGAAAAAGAGCTGAGGGAAAGGTGGAGCTAATGGACAAGGAACAGCTTGCAATCGCACGGTTGCAGGACGTTGCAAGGCTGTCAGAGCATCGGTACGATTTGATGGAGGATAACAATGTTTGAATTTGTAACCCGTTGGCTGGTCTGCTTAGTCCTGCTGGCGGTAGTAGTTCAGTCCGAACGGACAATCAAGGACATGGCAAACAACCTGTTTGAGGAACGGCAGGCGATGCTTGTCTGGCTGTTCGTCAACGTGTGTCTGGCCGTTTGTACGGCTGTTGCGATGGGGTGGAAGTAAGTATGGAAATTAAATCAATAAATGATATTCTAATGCCGTTTAGCGACATTGATGTTGCGGAAGCGTTTTATCATCATTCGGAACTTTACATGAAAACAGAGAACGTTTCAACTACGATAACAAACGGAAATTTTGCTACGCTGGTTTATAACGCTGTAAATTTGAAAAACGGTTCGTTCAAAAGTTTTGCCGGTTTAGAAAACGTTCAAAGAGCTAAGGTACATATTGAGAGAGAGTAACCAATGGAAAACGAACTTTACTGCCCGATGAAAATGACCAGCAATCCGCTTGGTCGGTGCGTCTGCGAGAAAGAAAAGTGCGCTTGGTGGCGGCAGTGGGACAACTGCTGCTCCATCTTGTGGATTGCACGGGAACTGAGAAACATCGAAACGAAAATGAAGAGGTGATAACTCTTGGCAACACCCCCGAAGCGTGGTCGTGGCAGACCGCCGCTGACAGAAGCTGAAAAGAAAAAGCGCGAGAAGCGGGCGCAAAAGGCAAAAGAAGAAGCCGCTGCAAAGCGTGAGAAAGAGCGGGAAAAGAAAAAACAACAGATGCTTAACAAGCGGAGATCTATCCGCTCACAGGTGAGTAAAAAGGTGAAAGAACAGCAAGAGTTGGCCATCGAGAAATCAAAGATGATGAACACAGGGGATTTGCAGTCAAGAATCGGCAATGAAGAGGACAAGAAAGTTGTCGGCATGATTGCCGCAAAATATTTTGGCGACCTTCCGAGCGTGGACATGAACAACCCCATTGAAGTGCAGCAACGCCTTGACTTCTTTTTTGACGCTTGCATCGAAGCCAGAATATCCCCTGTGGTGGAATGGATTGCACTGGTGCTGGGCATCGAATGGCCTAGTCTTAGACAGATTATGACAGGCAAGCGCCGTGACGACAGCTTGCAGCAGAAGTACATCTTAAAGCTGATTCTGCAAATGCAGTCCATGTGGGCGTACAACGGTATGTATGGTCAGGAGAACCCGGCAGAGTGGATTTTCCGAGCCAAGAACTACTTTGGTATGCGTGACAACGTGGAAGTCACCGTTGCGCCGCCTGAACAGCCGTTGGGCGATGCCCAGAGCGCAGAGCAGCTCGCCCAGAAGTACCAGACGGCTTTGCCGAAGGGGATTGACGTGGAATACAGAGACGTGGAGGAGTGATATTCCGCGCAAAATCAAAGACTGGAAAACTGACAAGGGAATCCTGTTCAAGGATGTTGGGAGGATGACTAACATGGGATTGTATAAAGTGCCTGTTGAATGGAGAGAACGTGGATATTTACTTGTTCACGCTTCTACTCAAAAAGAAGCAGCGGAAGTCGCAATGAACGGTCTCGACATATACCCTTTGCATAATCAGCCGATTGGTGGAAGCCTTAAACTTGCATTTCCAGAAGGCTCCGAGACTGAATATATTGCAAGGGTAGCGCCGGGTTTTGAGGAGGACGACTAATGCAGACTGACAGAGGAATCTACCACAAGCGAGTTTGTGATCGCTGCGGAGCAGTTCTTGGCGGCAGGATGATGAACCCTGACGAATACTTCAAAGACTGGGCGTGGCGCAGGGACACAGGCGACTTGTGCCCGGGGTGCTACGAGGAGTACAGGCGAGTGATCGGACGGTTCAACAGGGGAAAGAGAGGGCAGAGGAAATGAGATTTTGTGGGATATACAGATGCAAGCAATGCGGTTCTGTATTTTCGGCCAATGAATTAAAGAACTTGCAGTATGAAACGGTTCGTGGGTTGTTTTCAAGCACAAACGAAAACAATGCAGCAAAATGCGCAAAAGTAACAATGGAAATGATCGTACATAGATGTGACCCCGTTACTGTTGGCGTTTGCGAACAAATAGGATGGGTGAAGTACAAATGAACTTTTACTGCACCACAGAACATTGCTCTTGCATGGGCATCAAGCAGTTTTCCGCTGGCAAGGCTATCCGATGCACGGCAGGATCCTGCAAGAACAAATCTGAACCGTCCTGTGGCTCTTGCAAATGGTACGCAGAGCCGGAGGGCGTGTGCGTGAACGACCAGTCAGAACACGTTGCAGACTTCGTGTGTGATAAACGTGGATGCAAGGAATGGGAGAAGAAAGATGACAGCAGGGGAGAAAATTAGGAAGCGCAGGCTTGAACTCGGCATCACGCAGAAAGATGTTGCAAGGATGATTGGAACAACTAGTGCGTACGTCAGTGCCGTTGAAAAGCAAAAGCGTGGCGTGAATAAAGAAACGCGGCTGGAAAAATTCGCAGAAGCTCTTGAATGCAGTGTGGACGATTTGAGGTCAGATGCGCCCAAAGGCATGGTAGACCCCGCCAGTGATGACTTCGGGTCGGTCTGCAACTGCGCTGTGCGCTATTGCTTGGGCAGGCGGTCATATATGCCTAGCCTTGTATGCAGATACATCATCTCACTTCTGCCAGAATTTGATTGGATGAACGATAACGGGTGTTGTTTGCATCACTCGAAAATTGAATATTGGGCGTACATGCCAGAACCGCCTACGGAGGACTAAACATGGATGGATTTGAAGCGCTAACAGAAGCAATGAACCGATGTGCTGCATCAGCTGAACATTTTGCAAATGCTGTCAGACAGTCCGAAGCGCAGTGCGGTTACATCAAACAGAAACACAATCGGCCTGTATACCGTAAAGGCACAAAGCTACATGAAGTTTTCAAACGAATTATAAGAACAAGAGAGGGATTTAGAAAATGACAGAACTCAAGAGATGCCCGTTCTGCGGTGCAAAGCCGCCCAAAATAGAATTGATTCGTCCGTTTGGATACGGTATGACTTATTTTGTGATGTGCAATAATTGTGGAGTTGAGACATCTGATGCGATTAGTGAAGAAAAAGCAATCGAAGCATGGAACAAACGCTACAAAGAGGACTGAAAATGGCACAAGATTTTAAGTTTTTTGCATCATATCTTGACGCTGCAAGCGAACTAAGCGAGAAAGATTGCAAGGATTTTGTCTATGCAATCGTCCAATATGGCATCAATGGCGTAGAACTTCCGCTCAAAAAATCAATGAAACCGATGTGGATTTTGGTAAAACCAACACTGGATTATAGCAGAAAACTACATGAATACGGCAAAAATGGTGGCAGGCCGAAAAACCCCCCTTTTCAAAAATCAAAAAGCCCCCTTTCTGAAAATGAAAAAGCCAGTCGAAAAGCCTCCCTTCCTATGGATAAGGATAAGGAAAAGGAATATGGATTAAAGAAAGAATGTGAGAAAGAAAAAGAACCGATAAAACGATTCGTTGCACCGACTATCGAGCAAGCCAAAGCCTACTTTTCCGAAAAGGGCTACACGGAACTGGAAGCAGAGCGGTTCGTTGACCATTTCACGGCGAATGGCTGGAAAGTCGGCAAGTCGCCTATGAAAGACTGGAAAGCTGCTGCACGGAACTGGATGCGTAACGTGAAGGACTGGAACGGTGGCTATCAGCAAACAATGACTGAATTGCCTGACGAGGGAGACTTTCTGCGGTGAATATTGAAAATCAGACCCAATACATCCTGCTGGGAGCAGTCCTCACGTTCTCGGAATACGCCGATGTGCTACAAGACCTTAAAATCGACGATTTTTGCCCAGAACTGCGTGATACATTCGCTGCCATTCGTGGTTATTGGGAACACAACGACAAATGGAACCCGGTAGAAGTCATGGGGCGGTACGATAACTGCAAGAAAGCAATGGGTGAATGTCTGGATGCCTTTGGCGCAGAGTTCATCCGTAACGTCACCCATGACATGATGCTTGGATGGGCTGGAATCGTCAAGGAACAGGCAGCGTTGACCAGAGCCAGAGGGCTTGCATTCAAAATCGTTGATGGTTCGACCAGATACGCAGACCTGACGGGCATTTATGAGCAGTTAGGCGAAGCTATTAACCTGCACAACGAGAGAAGTGATTTTATTCCGATGTGCGATGGTATAGACAGCTACATCCGCAGACTGGATGATAAGCCGGAGTATATCAGCACAGGGCTTAAAGTGCTGGACAACAACTTGCATCTTGTTCCGGGCAACTTCGTTGTGATCGGCGGCAGACCGTCTGCCGGTAAGACTGCTCTGTCCCTGCAACTTGCCTGTGAAATAGCCAAGAACGGACGTAAGGTGGCGTATTTCAGCCTGGAAACCGACCCTGATACCCTTTATGCTCGTATCATCGCAAACCAGCTAGGAGTACCGCTTCACACGGTCAAAAACAAAACCGTCAGCATTAATGAGCTTGACCGACTGGCGGCCATCAAGAAATACCCGCTATTCGTCCGTTCTGCCGCTGGTAAGAGCGTTGGATGGATTAGAACGCAGTCCATCAGAATGCAAGCTAAAGTGGTTTTCATCGACTATTTGCAACTTATCCATCAAGCCGGAGCGAAAGACAGATACAGTGCCGTCACGGAAATCAGCATGGCTCTGCATGAGTTCGCACAGTCCACAGGAACGCTGGTGGTGGCTCTTGCACAGCTCAATCGAGAGACCGCAAGAGCAGGTATTCCACCGACCGCCGCAGACCTGCGAGAATCCGGGCAAATCGAGCAGGACGCAGATGCAATCATCCTGCTGGCGCAGAAAGTGAAAACGCAAAAGAGACCAGAAGAGCATTATCATTTTGCGCTTGAAAAGAACAAAGAGGGCAACGTAGGGTCACTGGACATCACGTTCCAGATGGAAACCCAGCAGTTCAAAGAATGCGTGTGGATGTAACATCGCTTCTGCGCTCCAATCGCCACAGTAGAATAGGCAAGAAAAACAGATAATAGGGTCACGGCGATAAAGTTATCGTCTGAACCCAATAAATATTTTTCACTACACAAAATACAGGAGGAAAAGACTATGGTTCCAAACATGGCTGCTGTCCATGCTATCATCATTGCCAATGCACACAGACGGCACGAAGAATAGTACAAGCGAGAGTGCCAAAGACGCGAACAAGAAGAGAAAGAACGAGCAGAACGAATAATCTGTCGGAAAACCATTTCATGCCGAGCTTGTATGGACTATTTGCCGGAAACTTGCCCAAAAAAGAAAATCAACCAAAAATAACGCAAAGGAGAAAACAACTATGGCACTTACCAACATCGAGCGTGAAACCATCATCACCTTCAACGCAGCGGAAGATACCGCAGAAATCTACACGGCAGACCCGGTTTACATTCGCAAGCTGGACAAGCTCTGTGAGCAGTTCCCCGATACATACAAGTTTATGGCGGAGCGGTCTGCCAAGCGGTGCAAGGAATCCAAGACCTATTCGATGCCGAAGCGTCTTGTGAAGTTCCGGCCGCCCGTCACTCGTGAGATCAGCGAAGAGCAGCGTGAAGCTCTGGCAGAACGTCTGCGTAAGGCACGAGAAGCCAAGAATATCTAATCTTAGCTCGTGCGGCTACAAAACTGCTGTATCAGAAAGCATGGAATGGTGTCAGGTGGTAAAACTACCCTCTGCGACTATTCCGTGTTTTTTCGTCTGTTATTTATCGAGAGAAAACGGCAAGGTCTGATTTTGAGCAGGAGCCGTCTTGATCGAGTGGCGTTTGGGCTGATATGGCTGCGACTATCAGTGTGATGCGTTTGAATGCAAATGGATGCGACTATTGCATACCAAGTGATACGAATCGTACCAGTTGATACGAATGGTATGCGTTGGTATCATGGTATACCAATCTTCCCCCCTTTTCTTCCCCCTCTTTCCCCTACAACCCCTATTACCCCCTATAATCCCCCTAACTCCCCCCTCAAACAAATAAATTGTTTGAGGCCCCCACGCCAAAATGGTACGACAACTGCAACAATCGCAAATAACAGCCGAATGTTTTCCGCAAAGGTTCTTTCTCCCTACAACCTTCTATCTCCAAAACTATACGGTTATCCAGCAGAGCAGACCGTAAGCGAAAACTGACGTGATGTTCGGACTGGTGGATAGTCTACGGCTATTTCACATGGAGAATTGACTTCATTTTGTGGTCGGTTGGATATGTACAAATGTTGCATAACTGTATGAGCAGTTGATTACAAATTGAAAGCAACTGACCAGTCGGATAGTCTTATTGGATAGTTAAAATCATTGAGGTGTTTGACGAATGAGTAATCCTAGTTGGTTGGTATGATATGATTGTAGTTGTCGGTAATTAAATCGGAGGAGAACGAACTGAATCGGATGATACGAATATTTTAGCAGAATAATCCCTAGATAGTTACTAGGATATATAAGCGTATATTATAATAAGTACGGTTGATATACGAATTTGGTATGGCTAGGTGAGAATAAAATTGACAGGTGTCAAGACACATCTTGATTTTGAGGAGGTCGGATGACTTAGCGACTATCGCATCTCCATTTCTCTAAAAGGCGAACGACTATTTTACGCAAAAAATACACAACTATTTAACGCTAATTCGCAAGAAAACGCTACGACTATTGCTTTGCGACTATCAGCGGACAGCTCGTTACTATACTATATATAGGACTTTCAAACGGTGGTCGTCTGATGACTTTACGACTATTCCACGACTATTTCAGAAGCTGTTACGACTATTCCAGCCGGAACGCTGCGACTATTGCTGACCTCTATTAGCTATCGGGCGAAAGCCCGAAAAGAGATGCGGCGG